GGCGGCCAGGTCAAGGGCTGGACCAAGACGACCGAGGACCTTAGCTTCCAGCTCGACCGGGCGAAGGGGTGGATCTCGTCGATCGCGATCAGCATCGGCAACCACCTGCTCCCGTATGTGACGGACGCCGTGAAGTGGTTCAACGAGTTCCTCAACCAGATGGGGGACGACGCGGGCGCCGGCGGGAAGTTCGTCGCCTTTATCAAGACGCTCGGCACCGCACTGCGGGGCGTATTCGACGGCGACCCGGTCCCGATCGTGAAACTCATCGGGAAACTCGGCGACCTACTGGTGTCTATCGGGAACTGGATGCTGAATACCGGGCTGCCCATCATTGGCGCGCATCTCCTCAAGTGGGGTGAGGCGTTCGTCAAGTGGATCGGCCCGATGATCCCGCCTATCTTGCTCGCTCTCGGCAAGTTCCGGCTCAAGCTCGAATTGTGGCTCTACACCGTCGCCCTGCCTGCGATCAGTAAGCAACTCGCCAAGTGGGCGGTCGCGTTCTACGAGTGGATCAGCCCGATGATCCCGCCGTTCCTGCGGGAGATGGGGAAACTCCTGCTGAAGCTTGGCGGCTGGCTGCTGACGACCGCACTGCCGGCGATCGGGAAGAAGCTCGCCGAGTGGGGCAAGGCTTTCATCAAGTGGGTCGGGCCTGCTGCCCTGCATCTCCTGGTCGAGCTGGGCAAACTCCTGAACAAGCTCACGATCTGGGCCGTCACCGTCGCGTTGCCGTCGATCATCCTCCATCTGGCGAAGTGGGCGGGCGAGTTTTCCCGGTGGGTCGGTCCTGCCACGGTGAAGCTCATCGCGGCGCTGGTCGTGCTCGGGGTCAAGTTCTTCTACTGGCTCGGCACGACAGCCTTGCCGAAGATCGTCGCGGAGGTCGGCAAGTGGGCGCTCGCGCTCGTGAAGTGGATTCCTGGCGCTGCGCTGGCTCTCGTGAGAGAAGGCGGGAAGCTCACTGACGGCCTGCTGAGAGGGCTACAAGCAGCCCCCGGCAAGATCTTCGACGCGATCAAAGCCGTCGGGAAGCTCGTCATCCAAGCCGTCGTGGACTTCTTCAAGATCGGCTCCCCGAGCAAGGTCATGGCCGAGCTGGGCGGGCACATCATCGGCGGCCTGATTCAGGGCATCTTCCACAAAAAGAAATCAGTCACGGGGCTGATGAAAGACGTGTTCGGCGACGTCAAGCATGGCATCACTGGGTTCATCAGTTGGGCGGCTGGTCAGGGCGGCAACATCCTCTCTGACGTCATCGGTGGCACCGGCAACATCGGCAAGGTCCTCGGTGGGGCGCTCGGCGGACTGGTCGGTGGACTCGGTGCCGGCGGCAACGGTGGTGCGATGCAGTGGATGCCGCAGATCAGTCAAGTCCTGGCGATGCTCGGCCAGCCCATGTCTCTCGCGGCCGGTGTGCTGCGCCGGATCATGTTCGAGTCCGGCGGCAACCCGAACGCCATCAACCTGACCGACTCCAACGCCCGGGCAGGCCACCCCAGCCAAGGGCTCATGCAGACCATTCCGAGCACGTTCGCGGCCTACGCCGGACCCTTCAGGAGCCTCGGTATCACCAACGGGCTCGCGTCGATCTACGCCGGGCTGAACTACGCCCTGCACCGGTACGGCAGCATCGCCGCGATCGACCCACTGCGCATGCCCACCGGATACGACATGGGCGGCATGCTCAACCCCGGCGCGACCGGCCGGAACTTCGGCAAACTCCCCGAGCGGGTTCTGTCCGGCACGCAGACACAGGCATTCGAGCGGCTCGTGGCGTCGCTCGAACGCGGCGGCTCAGGTGACCTCCTGAGCGAACTCAGGGGCCTGCGCTCAGATATTCGCGCACTGCCCCGCAGCTACCAGATGGGCATGAGGCAGATGGCGGGGGCGCAATGACCGCCGTCGACGTCTCGTTCCGGTTCACCTGGTTGACGAACCCGCTCACACACCAGTCCGTCGTTGGCCCGAACCCGGTGCGCGGCGGCGAGGCGTCCCTGGGCGGCACCATCCGGCCCTATGCGGGCGGGCGGCTGCGGGTCATCACGACCTCGTCGGACGTGCGGACGTACACGGTCGTCTTTCAATCCCTAGACGACGCTGGGCTGTTGCTGATGGACGGGTGGCGGGGTCAGGTGTTGCTGCTGCGCGACGCGATGGGCTGGCGCAAGTGGGTGTCGATGCTCGACATCCAGTGGGCCGACTATCCCAGCGCCGGCGGAATGGGGCATGACGTGACCGTCCCGTTCCAGGAGGTCACCTACGACGAGAGCGTGGCCTGATGCAACCCCTGACTGCCTCCCCGCGTGGCGCTTGGACGGCAGCGCAGGTGACTGCGCTCCTGGTGGCGCCGGACCTTCAGGTGGACTTCGGTGTGGAGTTGCTCGATGCCGATCTGACGGTGATCGAGGACATCTCCGCGGACGTGTCGGGCGGCGCTGTCTCCCGCGACAACCTCGCGGATGTTCACGGCACGGTGGAGCTGACGATCTCCCGCGAGCTGGCGTGGGGCCGGGACCGGGTACGCCCGTACATGGTCCAGTCGTCTGCCACCGCGGGCGTGACCGGGTGCCGGTTCAACCAGGGCGTGTTCCTGTTGACGACCCCGGACCGGCCGCTGGACCAGCTACCGGTCACGTACAGCGTCACCGGATATGACCAGCTGCACCTGCTGCAAGACAACATCGGCGACTCGTACTCGGTGGCGTCCGGGGTGAACGTCTTGGCCGCTGTCACCGCCGTGTTGACTGCGGCGGGCATCACCGCACCCATCCTGCTCGACACGAGCGCATCAGCGAAGACGCTGGCGAAGACGAGGACATGGCCGCAGACGTCCAGCGAGTCCCCGACGTGGATCGAGGTGGCCAACAAGCTGCTGTCCTCGATCGGTTACCGCGGCCTGTGGTGCGACTGGAACGGCGCGTTCCGATCCGAGCCCTACGTCGCGCCGGCCTCACGTCCGTCCGAGTGGACCTTCGATGTGGGCGACCTGCGGGTGGGCATCGTCGCTGCGAATCGCTCCGTCTCTGCGGACGTGTGGGGTGTGCCGAACTGGTGGCGGTTCATCCGCAACCAAGACACCACGCCAGTCGAGGGCTCCGGCAGGTACACCACGGAGAACTTGTCGACGGGGCCGTCTTCGCAGGCATCCGTGGGACGGATCGTCCGCGCCCCGGTGACGTATCTCGACGCGACAAGCCAGGCGGACCTCGTGACGCAGGGCGACAAGGTCAAAGCCGCTGCGATGAGCGTCCCTGAGATCATCACCGCGCGGCTGTCTCCCTTCCCGATCGCGTGGCATTTCGACCGCTGCACCTACTCCGATGCGGCCCTCGGCACCGACCGCCAGGCCCAATGCCGCTCTTGGTCGCTGCCACTCACGGGAGAAGATATGGATTACGTCTTGGAGTCCGTCGCATGAGTGAGCCCGGGACCGTGACCAGCGCAAGCCCGCTGGAAGTTCAACTCGACTCGTCCGACACAGCGACCCCGGCGATGCACCTGGCGAGTTACGCGCCCACGCTGAATGATCGCGTCGCCGTGATCGTGCAGAGCGGCCAGATCCTCGTCCTCGGCCGGGTCGCCTGATGACGATCTCCGCGCCGCTCGCTCCGGTTCTGCTGACCCCGGTCGACGGGGGGGTCATCTTCTCGCTGGAGGGCACCGAGTTCACGTGGGCCTTCCGTGCGGTCGGGAGCCCAGCCGCACAGTCCGGGGCAGATTTCCGCTACAAGGTGTTCGGCGCCGCGTTGTGGACGACGATCACCAACGCTGCCACGACGAACACCAACTATGTCCTGCCGGCGGGGACTTGGCCACCGGGTGATCCGGCGACGACGATCTCTCAGTACGAGTGGCAGGGGAAGACCCGCCGTACCGGAGCCGCAGACAGTCCCTGGTCGAGCAGCTTCTTCACGACGTCGATCAACTACCTGCCCGCGCCGGCGATCACCTGCCCGGTCACTGGCACTTCATTGCCGTCGTATCCGCCCACGACAGCGGCGGACGCGTTCCTCGCCCGGGTCGCCGCGGGGATCGACGGGGCGACCGTCACCGTCAACGGCACCAGCTCAACCGTCGACAACCTCGCCACCGTACAGGCCGCCGTCGACACGCTCAAGGATCTCGGCACGATCGGGAAGCTCGTTCTCACCGGGCTGCACGCCTGGAGCGGCAGTCTGCGGATGCCGGGCGGCATCGGCGCGACGGGCGCATCCGGTGGCGGCCTGGTCATCGACGGGACCGGCCTGACGGCACCGATCGTCAACCTCGGCACCAGCGTCAACATGATGATCAACTCCTACGCCGCCGAGTCGTTCCCCCTCTACACCGGGCGCGGGAACATCCTGATCCTCAACGTCAAACTCGACCACAACGGCTACAACGGGACCGTCGGAACGCAGACCGGGATCAACGACGCCATCGCCTTCGGCCACGCCCGCGCCTGCATCGTGCAGGGGACGACTGTCTACAACACTGGGTCGGGCCACGCCATCGAGTTCAACTCCGTCGACGGCGGATTGATGGAGCACTGCGAGCTCCTCGGCTTCACCTACACCGGCAACCCGAGCCGGAGCACATCGGAATCCGTCCAGATCGACATGGCCACCTCGGGTGGCTGGGTCGTCATGCCGCAGGACGACACCGCGGCCCGCAACATCACCATCAGATACAACCACTTCGCCGGCAACAGCACCCGCTCGGGCCTGTTCGGCAAGGCCATCGGCTCGCACGCCTACGTCTCCCCTCCCGGCTTCGAGGGCATCGCGGTCTACGGGAACACCTCCGACGGTGTGAACGACATCGGCATCACGGCGTACCACTGGTCCACGTCGATGATCCGCGACAACATCCTGGTCGGCGGGATCTACGGCATCAGCTCGCAGTACTCCCCGGACATCGTCATCGCCGGCAACACGCTCACCGAAGCGTCCCTCGCGGAGGTCTGGGTCGACGTCGGCAGCGACGGCGCCCAGGTCGACACCAACTCGATGAGCGCGGTCTCCACGACCCCCTACGGCGTGCTGGTCCAGCCCGGCGTGACCGGCGTCGCGCTCAACGGGAACACCACGCTCCTGCCGGACTCCCTCCAGTTGGACACGACCGTCAACTCGTCGTCGCAGATCACCGCGCCTGCTCTCTTCTCTTGGACCGTGCTGGACGCCTTCCTCTCAGACTCCGCGGAGGTGCGCAGGTCGTCCGCCAGCAACGGCGGCGGGACGCTGTACTACGACAGCCCGGTGCTCATCGGCCAGACGACTCGGATCCCTCTGGACGCTGTGACGCGAACGGACTTCCTCGCGGTCCGGTACTCCCACGACGGGCACTGGTCGCCGTGGGCGTGGGTGTCGCTCCAGGTCGCTCTCTCGCCTCCGACCATCCCGCTCGTCACCGCGGTCGTGCTGGCCTCTGAGGCAGCGGTACAGATGAGCATCACCAACCCCCTCGGGGTGCCCGGGTATGGGGACGCGGTCTCGAATGACGTGTACCGCGACGGCGTTCGCATCGCCACTGGCCTACCCGTCAACGAGGCGTACATCGACTGGTTCCCGGGTGCCGGGGAGATCAGCTACACCGTCACGGCCTTCACCGTCAACGGCGCGTCAGCCAGCAACGACTACACCCCTCCCCCTGGAGTTGATATGGCCACCACTGCCACGAACGAGTCCGCGACGGTTACCTCAGTGAGCCCGCTTCGCGTGCAGCTGGACTCGACGAGCACGGACGCTCCCGCGCTGACTCTCGTCTCGTACATCCCGGTGGTGGGTAACCGGGTCACGGTGCTCGTGCAGGGCTCTCAGTTGCTCATCCTCGGCGCCTGGGCAGTCACCTCCGGCCAGCTCGACACCGGCTGGGTCACTTCCGGGTTCACCGCTGCCGCCGGCTTCACCATCACCAGCCAGAACGTGCGTCGCCGCAACGGGATCGTCACAGTGAACATCGGCGTCACCACGACCAACATCCTCGCGGCCGGCAACATCGCCAACACCCCGATCGTGAACATCCCCGCTGGGTGGGTCCCGGCCCAGTCCAACGGCCAGATCGGTGGCGGGCCGACCTCCGGTGGGCACACGTCCTACGCCTCCACCAGTGATGGCGGAACGATCATCATGACCGCGACCGATGTCGGGTTCGGCGCCGGCACCGGTCTCTACCTGATCGGGATGTGGATGCTGTGAGCTTGCCCGCGCAGGTCCTCTTCGGAACCGTGATCGGCTCGAACTTCGCAGCCATCGTGGACGGCTCTGATCTGGACGTGGACCCCGATTCCCTCGCGCTCGAGGGGCAGGTGACGTTCACACCCGATCTGGTGGCTGGGCAGCTCCTCGTCACCACGGCCACCCCACCCGTCCCCGTCACCGTCGAGCCGGTTCCTGTCT